CAATGCCAATCAATGACATGTTTCAAGCTGGCACCGACAAAGTGCTGGATGACCGCGTGGCGCGCCCGCTGAACGAGCCAGTGCCGCAGCGCTCCTTCGGCGCCAGCTTGTGGGGCGTGACCTCCGCACTGCCCAAGGGTGTGACCGCCGGCACCGCAGAGGCGGGCGGCTTCTTCTCCGATATTCTGGGCGCCTACGCGGATGCGCAGGCCGGTTATCTGCGCCAGCTTGACCCTTCCCTGATGCTGGACCCGAACAAGGCCCAGGCCGTGCGTGAAGAGGGCGGTGCGGCGCGGGCGCGGTTTGGCACCGGTGAAGCATTTAATACTGAGGTGGGCGCCAGCCTGCGCGCCGCCGGCAACAGCTATCTCCCCGATCCCCAGGCAGCCGGCACGGCAGAAAACCTGCTGTTCGGGCTGGGGCGCTTCGCCACGAAGGCAGTCGGCTATACAGCAGCCGGCGGCCCGGCTGTCGGCGCAGTGCTCACCGGTGCTGACGAAGCCCTGGCCGAGTCCGAACGCCTCAAGGCCCAGGGCGTTGAGGTCGTGACCCGAACGAAGGTCGGCGCGGTGGCGGGCGTCACCTCCGGGCTGGCGGTGGCGCTGCCGGTGGCTGGCAACACACTCAAAACCACTGCTGCCCTGGTCGTTGCCGGCGGACCAGGCGGCTTCATCGCGCAGCAGGCAGCCAGTAAGGCTATCCTCGAAAACGCCGGATACGACAAGATCGGCAACCAGTACGACCCATTTGATCCGGTAGGGCTAGCGGTTTCAACGCTGGTGCCGGCGGCATTCGGCGGGCTTGGCCTGCGCGCCAACCGTGCAGCGCCAGCAGCATCTGGCGGCAAGCCGGTAATTGACCTGGCCGGCCTGAGCGGCAACCAGCTGCGCGCATTGCCGCACAACGACCCGCGCCTGGACGCCTACGCGGTGACCGCGGCGCAGCGTGAAGGCATCCCGCCCGAGGCCCTGCTGGCGATCAAGAACGCCGGCGAGCGCTCCGAATCTGGGCAGGTGTCGCCAAAGGGCGCCAAAGGGGTGATGCAGTTCATGGATGAAACCTGGGCCACCTATGGCAAGGGCGACCCGCGTAACCCGGTGGACTCGATCGATGCCGGTGCTCGCTACATGAAAGCCCTGATCGACCAGTACGGCGGCGACGTGCGGGCGGCGATCGCGCATTACAACGGCGGCGGCAAGGCTGGCAAGGCAGTGCGCGCTGGAGAAGCCCCGCCTGCCGTCGAAACACAGAAATACCTCGAGCGCACAGACCAATACATGGCCGAGAAGAGCGGCGAACTGGCCGGCCGCCAGGTGGCTGATGACCCGGAAATGGTGGCCGCCGCCCGAGTGCAGCAGGTACGGGATACCGTGGAATCGTGGAACCTGGCTGAAAAGGATGATCCCGCCGGCGCCCAGCGCCACGCCGACGCCGTGCAGCGCGCCACGGACCAGCTCGCGGCCGGTGAGCGCGTCGACATCGGCGACACTGTGCCGGCAGATTCCGTGTCTCAGGCCAAGGTGCTCGACAACATGGCAAGTCGCCTGGAGTCCACCCGCACCGACCTGTTGCCCGATACGGCGGGCCGGCTGGAACCCGAAGCGCTGGAGCAGATCCGTGCCGAAATCACCCGACTGGAGGAATCCCGGCCGCCGGCCGACGCCGCTACGATTCGCGCCTTTGCCCAGGAAATTCAGGCCCGCGACGGCGTGACCGCCAGGGAAGCCAAGCTCACTGCCCAACAGCTGGTGCAAGACCGTCTGGCTGCACACGAGGAACAAATCACCCGGCTGCGCGACCAGGTGGAAACCAGCCGCGCCGCCGGCGAAGCCCAGCAGCAGGTCGGACTGGTCGACCAGCAGCTGGCAACAGTCCGGGCTGCGCGTGCTGGCGAGCCGACTCCGGGCCGCAAGATGACGCTGGAGGAATCCCGCGCCCAGCACGCCAAGCAAGACCGTCTGGTGCAGGAAGCCGCCACCAAGGCCGAAGCACGCAAAGCCGGCAAAGTCCCTCAGGAGCCTGCCACCACGCCAGAAGCGCCGCCAAGCGCGCCCGGTGAGCCGGCAGCAGCAAACCCCATCGCCGCATCGATCGACGCCCAGAGCGCTGAAATCGCCCGCCTTTCGCCTGATATGCTGGTGCAACTGGAAGGCATGGATAAGCCCGTGCGCCTGGCCGATGCATTGGAGGCGGTGAAGGCTGAAGCCGCGCGCGACGTGCAGGACGCGCCACTGGTGCAGGTGGCTGCCGAGTGCTTCCTGCGAACTTTTTAAGGAATAGACATGCGACCACAATGCCGACAGGCAGTAGAACAGGCCGCCGGCCGGGCCCTGACCGAGGCGGAAATCAAGAAGATCGAGGACCGCATCAGCTCCACCATGCGCGAAATGGCGCGCACGGACCCGACCTGGCAGAGCAAATCGACGGACCAACGCATTATCGAAAGCGCCCAGCGGGCCATGGCCGATATCCAGCACGAGGCAAATCTCAAGATGCAGCGTGCCCAACTCCAGGTGATAAAGACCGCGGCGATGGGGAATCGCGTCGGCGATCTGATGGCGGCCTACGCCACCGGGCGCAGCAAGGCGCTGGTCAAGGAAATGGAGCTGACCGGCCTGTATGCCGAGGGCATCAAGCGCGAAACCATGAGCCATCTGGTTGATCTGCTGGATGCGGTGGACAGTCGGCAAGGTGCTGGATTCGGCCGCCGCGCTATGATGTTCCTGTTCGACGCCGAAAACCCAGCCATGACGCGCGACCTCGCCGCCGAGATCTTCAACAACGCCGATGGCCGCAGCGGAAACCATCTGGCGCAGAAGGGCGCCAAGGCCTGGCTGGATTCGATCGAGCAGATGCGTCAGCGCTTCAACGCCACCGGCGGCGATGTCGGCAAGCTGGACTATGGCTACCTGCCACAGCCGCACGACCAGGCCCGCGTGCGCGGCAACGGCGAGGCACCGGCGCGTGACGCCTGGGTACAGGACACGCTGCCTCTGCTCGACCGCGGCCGCTACCTGCAGGAAGATGGCTCCCGCATGACGGACCAGCAGGTCATTGCGATGCTCAACAACGCCTGGGAAACGATCGTCACCGGCGGCCTGAACAAGAAAGAGCCGGGCCAGTTCAGCGGCAGCGGCGCCAAGGCCAACGCCGGCAGTGAGCACCGCCAGATCCACTTCAAGGACGCCGACTCATACATGGCCTACATGAGCCAGTACGGCGGCGGAAGCATGTACGACGCCATGCTGGGGCATATCGGTGGGCTGTCACGCGACATCGCCCTGGTGGAGCGCTACGGCCCGAACCCATCGCAGCAGATGCGCCTGCAGTTCGACCTTGCCGAACGTGCAGACAATGGCCTGAAACGCTCATTCGGCCTGCGCCCACAAAGCTATTGGGACGTTCTCAGCGGGAAGACCGGCATGGCCGACAACGGCACCATCGCCCAGGTGGCGCAGGACGTGCGCAATATCCAGACCTTCGGCAAGCTGGCCAGCGCCGTGCTGTCGAGCGTCACCGACATGGGCACCTACTTTGTGACGACTGGCTTTAATAAGCTGTCGTACTGGGAGGCGTTCAAGAACATCGGCAAGCAGCTCGACGGCGATACACGCGACTTCCTGACCATGCACGGCGTGATCGCGGATTCGATGGCGTCCGACCTGAACCGTTGGAGTTCCGACAACATCAAGAATAACTGGTCCGGCCGTCTGGCCAACAGCACCATGAAGCTGTCGCTGATGAACGCGTGGACCGACACGCTACGGCGCGCCTTCTCCATGACCATGATGAACGGCTTGGCCAAGCTGTCGAAAACCGAATGGAAAGCACTGTCGGAATGGGATCGCTCGCACCTGGTGCGCAAGGGTATCATTGAGGCCGATTGGGAGGTGATCCGTGCCGGCCAGTTGACCAGTTTCAAGGGTGCCGAATTCCTGACGCCCGAGGCGGTGCATGCCAGTGGCGACCCGCGCGCCAATGAGGTGGTGGCCAAGATGATCGGCCTAATCACCGACGAATCGGAATATGCGGTCATGAACCCCGATCTGACCACCCGCACCCTGTCCAGTGGCGGCGGTCTGCAGCGCGGCACTGTGCGCGGCGAGTTGGCGCGCAGCGTCATGCAGTTCAAGAGCTTCCCGATTGCCATGCTGTCCCGGCACTGGCGCCGCATGTTCGATGCCCCACAAGGCCTGACCGGCGCGCCGAAGACAGCGAACCGTGTCGGCTATGGCATGGGCATGGCGGTCACGCTGGCTATGCTGGGCGCCGTCGCGCTGCAGGCTAAGCAGGTGGTGCAGGGCAAAGACCCCATCGACATGACGCGCGGCAAGTTCTGGCTGCAGGCCATGGCGCAGGGCGGCGGGCTGGGCATCCTGGGTGATTTCCTGCTGACTGACCCAAGCGCGAATCCAGGCGATGCGACGGCCAACGCCATCAAGAACGTGGCCGGGCCCACCGTGGGCAGCGTGTTTGACATCGGCTACAAGCTTGGCATCGAGAACATCTACGAGGCTGCGCAAGGCAAGGATACTCATATCGGAGCCGAGGCGATCCGCACGGCGCGCGGGCATCTTCCGTACCTCAACCTTTGGTATGCGAAGGCTGCTGTTGACCACGCCGGCCTGCACGCCTTGCAAGAAAACCTTTCCCCGGGTTATCTTTCGAAGATGCAACAGCGAGCGCGGAAAGACTTCGGGCAGGAATACTGGTGGAAGCCAGGCACCGGGGCTCCGGATCGCGCCCCAGATCTCACAGCGGCAGGAGGCCGATAATGCGACAGGATCAACTTTCACGACTCGAAGAACTAGCCGAGCGCCTGGCTGACACATTCCTGGTAGAAGCCGACCCGGAGAACTGGAGCGGTGGCGGCAAGCTGCCTCAGGACATGAGTAAAACAGAGCGCGGCGATCGGCACTGGGACCGCAAGGGCGCTATGGGGACTGGCGGCGTGCTGCGCTATACCCTTGACCTGATCTCCAGCGGGAAGACAAATCAGACCGGTGACCAAGAAGTGCAGACCGAGCGTGATGCCGATCTTGACCACAAGATCAGGGAGGCCGAGAAGCGGGCCGCCAAGGCGGTGAATCGCGTTCTGGACAAGGCCAAAAAAGATTCGTTCGACAAGGCAATACACGGAACAAAGTCGTAGAATGGCGGAGCTGGACAGGTGCGGATACACCGGCCCAGCTCCTTACCACAACGCATCGGAGGTGCACTATGGCTAAAACGAATCTTACCGCAACACGTCTTCTGGAACTTCTCCACTATGACCCGGAGACAGGCATTTTTACCTGGCGTGTCAGCAGGCAAGGAACAGGCGGTATCGGGTCGGTTGCTGGGGAGAAGAACCAGCGCGGCTATTGGAGAATCGGCGTGGATCATGGCCGATACATGGGCAATGTGTTGGCATGGCTGTACATGACAGGTCATTGGCCAGAAAATGACGTCGACCATCGCAACAATATTCGCCACGACAACCGGTGGGATAATCTTCGGCACGTGTCCCGCGGCGTGAATAATCAGAATCTACGCGGCCCTCGCCGGGGGAACAAATCGGGTTTTCTCGGCGTCAGTCCGAATAGGAATCGCTGGTCTGCTTCTATTGTCGTGGATGGCGTCAAAACCCACCTTGGTACTTTCGACACCCCTGAAATTGCGCATGAAGTCTACGTCCAGGCCAAGCGCCGCATGCACATTGGGAATATGCTGTGAGCGAAAAAGTCTCTCTCGTCACGTTCTTTTTCATGTGGTCGGACCGTATGAAATGGGACGTTCCTGATATTCACGTGCGGGCCTGTCATTGGATGGAGCACCGCGGCGATCTGGCCGTTTTGCGCTGCTTCCGGGGTTTTGGGAAATCCACTATCCTGGCAATCTACAACGCCTGGCGCTATTACAGCGATCCGACATATCGCATCCTTCACCAGTCGGAATCGGATGGGACCGCTTACAAGACCAGCCGCGACACACAAAACGTGCTGAGAAACCATCCTCTGACACAGGGCATGCTGCCGCCCGGCAAGGGCACCGTCGAACAATGGTGGGTGAATGGAGCAACCGACATCAGGAATGCCAGCATGTACGCGCGCGGCATCCTCTCCAACGTCACCAGCGCGCGCGCGGATGAGGCACAGAACGATGACACCGAGGTTCAGCGCAATATCGCCACCCCTGAGGCGCGCGAGAAGCTGCGCTATCGCCTTGGCGAGCAAACGCACATTCTTGTCCCAGGAGGGCGGAAATTGTTCATTGGTACCCCGCACACTCACGATTCCCTGTATGACGAAATGGAGCGTCTCGGCGCTGACTGCCTGACCATTCGCATGTTCAATCAGGAATACCGCGTGGAGTCAGCGATTGAAAAGGAATACCTGATTCCTTTCCGGCCGCATTACGTTTTCTCTGGAATCGGTCGCGATGCAAAATTGCTGGTGGAAGAGAAGGACTACGAGATCACGTCGACCGGAATTATCTTCACCAAGGCGCCCGGGTGCATCGTGGACTTCTATGCAGGCTGCGCCTGGCCTGAACGCTTCGACCACAAGGAACTGCTCAAGCGGCGCCGCGAGACGCGCACCATCAACGAATGGGACAGCCAGTACCAGTTACACAGCAAGCCCGTGCACGAATGCCGCCTCGACCCTTCATTACTCAAGGCCTACGCGGTGCAGCCGACAATCGAGAGCGCGAATCGCCAGGTACGCATGATGCTGGGCAAGGTGCAGATCGCCAGCGGCCGCGCGTACTGGGATCCATCGCTGGGCAAGGTCGGCGGCGATGCGTCGGCTTTCTCCGTGGTCTACGACGACACCCTGGGCAACCACTATTGGCACATGTGCGAGGGGCTTACCGGCGAATTTGCCGAGTTCAGCGACACCCGCAACACGGAGATCATCGCCGGCCAGGTGCTGCAAGCCTGTGACCTGATCGAGAAAGCCAACGTCCTGCATGTCTATGTCGAGGTCAACAGCGTCGGCTCATTCGTCGGCAAGCTGCTGCAGCGCGCCATCAAGCAGCGGCGCCTGCATTGTGGGGTGACGGAAATCGTCCAGAAGGCCAACAAGAACGACCGCATTCTCGGGGCCCTGGAAGCGCCTATGAAATCTGGCGTGCTATGGGCGCACGTGGACGTGCTGAATGGCCCGCTGTGGGACCAGATGAAGGACTGGAATCCAGCGGTCAAGCAGCAGCCAGACGACTTCCTGGACAGTGGGGCGGGCGCCATTGAGCATGCTCCAGTTCGTATTAACCATTTGGTCGGGATTCCGTCCGGCAATTCGGTCAAAGATTGGCGCCATTCAACGGGCGTCTTCGAGGTGACGCTCGAAACCTAAGCGCCGAAGCATGGCGCGTCTCAGGACCCCGCCATGACCGTTTCTTCCCAAGACACCGTATTTCTGCACGTAGGCAACGGCGCTACCACGACGTTTGCTTACGGCTGTCAAGTGCCTACCGCTACCGACCTGGAAGTTTATCTCAACGATGTTCTGCAAACGACTGGCTACACCATCACCGGCCTGGGCGCACCGACAGGCGGCACGGTAGTTTTCGCAGCCCCGCCGGCCAACCTGACGCAGATCCGCCTGCAGCGTGTGATCGAGCTGGAACGCACCACCGATTACCAGCAAAATGGCGACTTCCTTTCCCGTGTAGTCAACCCTGACTTTGACCGTCTCTGGATGGCATTGCAGGGTATTTGGGGCTATATCAATCGCTCCCTCAAGTTCCCAGCTTCGGACAGCTCCAGCCTGAATACCACGCTTCCGCCGGCAGCTTCCCGCGCCAACAAGGCTGTTGTATTCGATGCGGCTGGTAATGTCGGCGTGTCGGTGGACGACTACGACAACCAGGCCGCCAATGCCGCCGCCAGTGCTGCAGCGGCAGCAGCAAGCGCCTCCAGTGCAGCATCGAGCGCAACCAGCGCATCTGCCAGTGCTGCGTCCGCCGCCTCAACCTATGACACCTTTGACGACCGCTGGCTGGGGGCCAAGAACAGCGAGCCGGCACTCGACAATGACGGCAACGCGCTGCTGGAAGGCGCGGCATACTGGGACACTCCCGGCAAAACGCTGAAGGTGTGGAGCGTGGCGACCGGCCTCTGGTATGCCATCACGGCTTTCATCCAGGCCGGCGCCGGCGCGATCAGCCGCACCTGGCAAGACAAGGCGCGCGAGCGGATCAGCATTCTTGATTACGGTGTGGTCAGCGGCAGCGACGATACCACCATGTTCAGCAGCGCCATCGCCCGCGCTTCCGCCATCGGCGGGGCTGTCGTACGTGTGCCGGCGGGAACGTGGTTCACCGGACAGATCGTCGTTCCGAGCAATGTGAAAGTTCGATTGGACCGCGGCGCCGTGATCAAGCCTAAGGCAGGCTTTGCATTGAATGCGTTTTGGGTTGTCCAGTCTGGTTCTGTTGACGCGGAAATCACGGGCGGTTCCTTTGAAGTGGATCGCGCAACCTTCGCCTCAACCACGGTCATCTATGTGGACGCTTCGCAAAATACGGTGATCAGCGATATCCGCATGCCGAAGTCCGGTTTGATTGGGGTGTATTGCATCAACTGCACCGATGTTTTAATCCAGCGGGTACGGTCCTTCCTTGTGAAGAATCGCAATATCCAGATTGACGGTGCAAGCTCCGCACGTTGCAGGGTAGTCGGCTGCTACGTTGACGCGGCTGGTGGTATAGATCATGGCATCACCTTCAGCGGTGGTGTAGACCATGAAGGTGCATCGAACTACGTTACCAATGCGCTGATTTTCGGCGTCAGCTTGTACACCGTTACTCGCTGCGAAGTACATCACAATACGATTTACAACACGGTCCGCGAAGCAATCAATATACAGGACGGCAGCGACAACCACGTGACTGAAAATATCTGTCTGTGGGATAACACCACGTCGCAGGACTTCGGCATGTCAATTTGGGGGCAGGCTGCCAATGGCGCCAGTTTCAACGCGATGCGCGGCAATCGTGTGATGAATTGCGGCAAGTCGGGCATTGCGATTGAGTCGTCCACTTCGGCGTACTTCAACCGCATCGAGAACAACCACATCATCAATTCGAACCGGCTCAACCTTGGCGTGGTAAGTGGTGGCGGTGGTGGTGTCATCGTCTACGGTACCGAAGCCAAGAACAACGATATCTGCAACAACACCATCTACGACAGCATCAGCACCCTGAAATGGGGCATCTTCGAAACGAACCTTGGCACTGGTCAGGCCTCACTGAATAACTATGTGAATAACAAGGTGACAAATGCCAATCTCGGCGCCACCAGCAAGGCCGCGACTTCTACCGAAGCATTGTGCCAGACCGGATATCTGACTTGGAACCCGACTGTTACGCCAGGCGCTGGCGCGATCACCACGCTCGGGACTGTGCTGGGCAAATACTGGGAAGACGGCAAGATGGTGCACTTCTACATCAGTGCGGCCATCACGACCAACGGCACCGGAGCAAACGATATTCGTATCTCGCTACCGTTCACCCTGGGCGCCAATAACGCGCTGGCATTCGGCCGGGAATCTGGAGCTACTGGTGCGGCGCTGACTGGCACGGCTGCATCTGGAGGCACGACATTGATCGTCCGCAAGTACGACAATTCTTACCCCGGCGCAAACGGCGCTGTTATCGAAATGTCCGGTTTCTTCTTGAAGGCATAACCGTTTTATCAACCGAAAGGAAAATCATGAAAAAGAACCAAGCAACCGGAGGTGATGGCCCTAAAAAGCCGCCAACCAAGGAATCGGCACCAACGCCGAAGAAGACCAAGAAATGAATCGGCTCCGCGCCCGTATAGCCTTGCTGGCCCTATTCTTTGCCACTGCCAAGGCTTTCGATTTCGCTATCGTTCATCGCCCGTATGGCGAGTTTTGGGACATGGTGTATTTTGCGGGCGCGGGCAGTGTTGACTGGTTCATGTTCAAGGCTTGCCATCGCTTCATCAGTGGCAAATTATGCCGCGACATCGAGGCCCTATGCATCGCCTCGATTGTCACAAATGCTCTAGGTTTTGCGCTGTATATGGCCGAATTCCCGCCATCCATTTACAACTGGACGATTGCGGGGATTAACTATGTACTACTCGTGCGACTTATATTTCTGGGCGGAAGCGATGTCTTTAACAATCATCACTGGCGCGATTTGGTTCGCGGCCTTGCTGGTGGACGTACATACAGAACGAAGGAAAAAGCGTAATGATGAGCTTGCGGAACGTATTGCACGGCATCGCAGAGCGGGCGATCGATAGCCCGAAGGTAACCGCTGCCGTATCGGCTTACAGCACAGCGGCCGGCGTGGCGACGATACAGCAATGGATTACCGGCATCGGCTCGACTCTTGCCGTGTTCGCTGGCTTGATTGGGGTGCTGGTCCTGGCGCGCCTGAACTACATCGAGAGCGAAAACGAGAAGATCCGGGGTCGCATACTGCGAGAGAAAGCTGTAGAGTTGGGCATCAATCTTGATGAAGAATAGCTATGGCCTCAATCCCGCTCAGTAAAGGTAAAACTACAATTCTCGATGATGAGGATTTTTTGTTTGCAGCAGGCATGCAATGGAATTTCGCAAATGGCTATGCGAGAACTACCGTTGTTATAAACAGCAAACTCGCAACCTTTAAGACAAAGGTCATCTATTTGCATCGCATGCTTATGGGATTGACGGATGGCGACAAGCGCCGAGTTGACCATATCAATGGAGATGGACTTGATAACAGAAGGGAGAATCTCCGGCTCTGCACGCCAACTCAAAATTCCATGAACGCCAGAGTTGGCAAAAGAAGTAAAACTGGTGTAAGAGGCGTTTTTCTCCGAAAGAAAACTGGAAAATGGGTTGCGACTCTGACTGTCAATAAATGCACATGGACTCGCATTTTTAATACATTTGAAGAAGCCGTGGCGGCAAGAACAGAAAAAGAAATTTCTGCCTATGGTGAATTTCGAAGGGCGGAATAATCATGATCACCAGCTTTGATGACTGCTTCGCCCGCCTGATGGAAAACGAAGGCGGCTACGTGTACCGGCCCAATGCTGCCGACCCAGGGGGCGAAACACGGTGGGGCATCACGCTCAACGTCGCCCGCAAATGGGGCTACATGGGTGCCATGCAGGAACTCCCTCAGGAGACCGCCAAGGAGATCGCTAAGGCCTGGTACTGGACGCCATACCGCTGCGGCCAACTGCCGATGGCCATCGCCTTTCATGTGTTCGACGCGGCCTATCATGGTGGACAGCCGGTGCAGTGGTTGCAAAGCGCTGTCGGCGCCACGCCTGACGGAATCATCGGCCCGAAGACGATCGAGGCGGTGCGTGCGTCCCAGCCGGCCGCTGTCGTCATGGGCTTCAACCGCAAGCGCCTGGAGTACCTGACCAAGCTGAAGAACTGGCCGGATAACGCCCGCGGCTGGACGCTGCGCATCGTGCGCAACATGGAGGTGTTCTGATGGCCCCGCTCATCATCGCCGGCGCAATCAAGCTGGCAGAAGAATTCGCCCCATCGCTGATTAAGTCCCTGACAGGCAGCGACAAGGCCGCAGATGTGGCCGGCAAGGTCGTGGAAGTGGCGCAGGCAATTACCGGCACTGGCACCCCATATGAGGCGCTATCCGCCCTGAAAGCCGATCCAAACAAGGTTCTGGAGTTCAAACAGGCTATGTCCACCCTGGAGGTCGACATCCTACGTGTTGAGCTGGCTGACCTCGCTGACGCCCGCAAGCGCGATTCCGACCTCGCCAAGGCCGGCATGATCAACTACCGGGCCAATGCTCTTGCGGCCGGCGCCTGCGCCTTGGTCGTGTTCTGCCTGGCCATCATGGTCTGGCGCTCCGGTCTGGACAATGACGCCAAGGCCGTGATTACCCTGATCCTTGGCCGCGCACTGGGCTGGATCGAACAGGTGTTCTCGTTCGAGTTCGGCACCAACCGCACCAGCCGGTCGAAAGACAATACGATCGATCGACTCGCGAAATAAACAAAGCCCGGATCTCCCGGGCTTTTTCTTATCCTGGCAGTCCGCCTGTATCTACCTGCTGGAGATACAGCGCGCTCGGCAAGAGAAATAATCTCGAACAGAGCCCAGTAGCTAATGTCCGGTGGACTGTCGTGTTTTTGGCTGATGCACAGGCTATCTTTAATACGTTGCAGGTCAGTTGCATTCAATTTGTGCCCCTTAGAATAGTTCAAGATTGTTCAGATTGGCACGGCGCGTGGCCCTGGCCGTTTCGGCATGGTGATCGGCGTCGTGGCGCAGGTGGCAGCGCTGGCAAAGCGCGCGCAGGTTCGCATCCTCGACTGGCAGTGCCGGGCCGCCCGCATCCATGCCGTCACAGTTCTCTGGCTGGTGATCCATGTGAGCGATGGTCAGGACGATATCGACCATATTCTTCACGTAGTACTCGCTCATGCGCACGCGGCCCAAGCTCTCGCCAGTGGTGGCGCAGTACACTTCGGCGTCGTTCGTCATGTAGGTGTCAGCAAAGCGATCGGCGCCGCGCGCAATGCGCTCCCGATTCGGGGCCCTGCACTGTTCACAGCGATGCTCGGCGCGCTCCAGTATCGCTGCCCTGATTTCCTTCCAGTTGGCAGGATACCGCTCCTTGTTTTCAGGCTTGATCGGCACCGTCGCCACCTTTAGAGTTTTCCAGAAGATGCTGGCGGATGGCTTCGTAAGTTTTGCGGACAACATAGCCATCACAGCCAGTCATTTCATTGAGAGCCAGTCGGAATGCCCTACAGCCTGCGCGCCATAGTGCATCATCCTTGGTTATGTCCTCAGGCAGTCCAGTCAGTTTCATCATTTCTCCTTGTCCCCGCAGCTATTGCGGGGTGGTGGTTATTCGTCGTTGTCTGGTTCGATTTTGATCGTCAGCACCACGCCTAGGTTGCTTGCCCGAAGCGCATGGACGTTATTCCAGCCGTATGCAACCAAACAGATTGGCGCCCCGCTGTTGAACGATGCGCGCTCACCAGAGACATGATGAAAGTGAGGACGCCCTTTGATAAAGCAAATTGCATCAGCCGCGCCCCACACGCATTCGTAGAACATTGCTGTTTCAGTGCGGGCCGGGATGAGTGCGATGCCATTACCGTGATCAGCCATCCGCCGAAGCCATTTAACGGCCTCCTTGCCGAATGGCGGATTGCACCACACGCGGCCTTCCCATGGCTGCTCCAGTCCGTTATCGTTCATGTGGTAGTGCTTTGCAGCGGTGTCCCAGGGGCGAATAACCGGCGCGCATGGATCGAGGCAGAACAGGCCAAGCTTCGACAGGATTTCAGGTGGCGTGAGCCATTCATCCTTGCCCATTACTGGCGATTGATGTCCGGATAGGCTCACAGCTTCTCTCCTTTGGATTGCTGGGCGGCGCGCTTTGCCACAAGCGTGTTCCATGCAGTTGCTGCATCTTCTCTTGTGAAGCGCGAAACATATGGCGCGCCTTCGCATCCGATTAAGCAATCTGCTGTCCAGCCTTTGAAGCCACACATGGCTGGATTACTCGGGCTAGCAGCCCCCACCGCAGCAGAGCCGTTGCATACTGGGCATGGAAGAAGTTCAGCCATTACCTACCTCCGAATTCTGCTGGGTTCGTTCCACGATCTTGGTTTCGTACTTGTCCGAGCAGTCGGCGCAGATCACCGCCCAATCGCCCACGTAATCCAAGCGCATGCCGTGTTTCTGGTTCAGTTCGGGCTTTTCGTACTGCTCAGCACCAGCAACCCGGTAAGGCTTGTCAACCGAACGATATTCGCTCGGCCTGTCGTCATAGTTGAGGTGCGCGTCATAGAAAGCCTTACGGCCGCATACATCGCACAGTCGATAATCACAGAGTGCCATCGCGTGCCTCCGACTTCTGCCCATCCTGAGCGATGGAAGGGGCGGATGGGAGTGACATCCAGTGCGTTGGCCGGTAATCGTCATCAATTTCCATGCTGGATGCGCTCCAGGTGCCGTCTGCGCGCTGATAATGGCTTCCATAAGCATTGCACCATAACCAACCTTCACCGCTATCAGATCGACCGCCGATCCAGGCACCCCGGCCTTCCTCGTAAAGCCAAACCGGCGCATCAAGTTCTGGCAACTGATCATCCACGCTGAACCAGCCCAGCCCATATGCCTGCTCTGCCAGCGCTGCTGCTTTGGAACGAAATCCGCGCACTTGGCTTTCGAGGTATTTGTCCTCATGGTTCCCATCGCCGCGCTCCCATGGCTCCGGCAGCGGCAGCGCCAAGATGGCATCATGCAATGCAAACACCACATTCGGGTCGGGCATCGTGTACAGCACCG